GGTATATGTAATTGACAAGACAGACAAAGGGCGTCTTTTAGAGAGCTACATATAACAATTTTATCTCCTTTTTCAGGAACCTTTGTCCATAAAGATATAACGCTACTATCCATACTAGAACACCACTTATAACCTTTGGTATTTAGGGGTTGATATATCTTTATTTGCAATTTTCCTTCCTTGCGTTCTGGAAATACATAAGCCAAACGATCTGCAGGAAATATATATCTCTTTGGTGCAGAGTCTTTAGTGTCTTTTTTAGTGACAATCTTATATTCTATAGGTTGTATTTCTGCCCAACTTAGCCATTTTTTAGTTATACCATAACTTGCCCAATATTCATAGTCATAATCTTTCCAAGGCCTGGTTACTACTTGTATTTTGGTAAGTTCAGATGCCTCTTTTCTAGAAAGCATTTTAAGTTGTTTAGGTTTGAAAACTACATCTCCTCCTCTTTGCTTCTGCATTAAAGTTACTATCTTATTGAAAGCCTGAACAAACGAACAGTTCCAATATCTGCATAGCAAATCAAATAATCCTCCCTTTGTTTCTGAGTCCCCAAAATCCTTAAAGCGGACATGCTTATTATCATCAAGATAGATACCAAAAGAGGGGTTATTATCAACTCTAAAAGGACTGTTTATCCTACAAGGAAGAGTATTTATCTCTGGGAATACTGCGCTCAGTATTTCAGCTTCAGAGTACTTTTCAAATAACTCTGACAAAGACATACTAGGAGAGGTTTTGCCTATAATCATAAGATTGTATTATTGATGGGTTAGAAGTTAAAAGGGAAAATTACAGTGTGTTAAGTTTGAAATTCGGACTAGATTATTATTAATTATGAGTCACTCTGCAATTTTCCCTTTATAATTATAGTTCATCCCAAAGAGTCTCGCCGGATGATTCTACGGGTTTCTCAAGATTGGTTGCTTCTATTGTGTATTCCTGAAGCTCTTGTACCTTATATACTGTATTTGCAAAGGAACCATTCTGCTTTGCATTAGCAAGTGTGGTTTCTGCCTTAGCAAGTGCATTACTACCAGCATTATTGCGGAGAATGAGGTCTCCTCTAGTAGCAATAGCCTGATACTGCTTACCCTCATCGGTGGTGCGTACACCATAGAGAAGTTTTACTTTGTTGTTAGGACGAAGAGCAATGGCTTCTTTAAGCTCAGAGAAATTACCAGAGAAATAATCCTTGATATGCTCAAGCTTGAAGATATATTCTGCAGCATTCTCCTTCTTAACCCACACACCATTTACATAGTTGAATGCATCTTCTACACAAAGCAAAGCCTTGAGGAAATCAATAAGGTCACATTCTCCATCACCTGCCATACGATATTTAGTATCTATCTTTGCAGGATTGCCATTAGAAAGAAGGACAGGCTTGCCAGCTTTAGCATCTTCTACATTAACCCAAGTATGATTACCAAAGTCATCAATAACTTGAACTTTAGTTTGGTCTTTGTTATATGCAGGAGCATTGCGAAGAGTAAAGACAAGCTTGTTAGTAATCTCTATCCCATTGTTAGTTTCTGGGTCAGTCTTTACAATGAAAGTAATTCTTGCCTCTTTACCCCTTTCTGTATCTACTACATATTCAGGATCAGCCTTACTCTCATAGCCCATAAGTTCATCAGTCTTCTGTTTATTAGGATTTACATCCAGTACATAAGTACTGCCATAACCTACATAACGCTTAAATCCACCACTACCAGCTTCTGTTGATTCTTGTGTCTTGCCAATTGCAAGAAAACTAAGTGCATTTGATATATTACTCATTTCTACTATAATTTAGTTGATTAAAATATTTCTTCTTCATTTTCACTTGGTGCGTCAAAAGGCACACTTCCATCTGCATCAAAGTCATTACCAGCTTTAGGCATTTCCACCACATCCTTCTCTTCAGAACTTGTTGTTTCTACAGGAGCTTTCTCAAGTTCATCAGGAACGTTGATTACATATTCCTTAGTAGAATCATCATAAGTTACATAGTCTGTAGGCACATACTTGGTAACCTTGACTTCCTCACCATTCTTACCTGCACGGGTCTCAATGCTCTTCTGAACAAGAGTATCTACATGGAAACCAATTACATTAACAATACCTGCTTCATATGCCTCAATATCTGCTTGGCACTTCTTATATGCATCTGCCAGCTTCTCAATCTGAGACATAATCTTCTGTTGTTCTTTCTTCTTGGGTTCAATAGCCTTAGCTACACTCTTTACTGATTGAAATTCAAAAAATGAAATTCTCTTTTCCATAATGTTTTTTGTTAGTTGTGATTAATGTTGTTATGCTGCATTAGCAGCTTTGTTTTCACTTTTCTTATCTAAGAATATCTCAGACATATCTACTTTAAGATTGCCTTCTTCATCTGATTCTGCTACACAGAAGGCTTTCTCTCTAAGATGGATTGGTCTGGAACCCTTAATATTATTATCTCCACCCTTGAAAGTAAGAATAGTTTTATTACCTTGTCTAGAAACATAGCCAATAGCATCTGCTTCACCACAAATAATATCTCCAGTCTTACCTGCCAAATCTACAGCCATTTCAGTAGTCTCTTCGTCATTCTTCTTAATCTGCTTATCCTTTACATGACATACAAGAATAAGAGTATCACAAAGAGGTTTGAACATATTGACCATTTCCTTAAGAGCATTGCGAAGATAAAGATATCCAGCACCATTTGGTAATTGTCTTACATCAGCTTTTGGGTCAGGAACCTTCTTACCATTTTCCATAAGGATATTTCCTATAGCATCTTTCTTATACCCCCAAGTAGCACCCATGCTAGTCTGGCGGTAAAGGGCAGCCGCATAGGGTAATGACATCTCTTCCAATCTTGTAGCATTATCAATAGTGATAAATCTATAGAAGGGCTTTCCTTCACTTTCCTGATTCTTTTGTTCAATTGCAGCCTTTATATTGAAAATATCTTTAGCACTTCTGGCTTGAACACACATTACATCAAGTGCTCTATAACCATCTTCCAAATCAATAATCAGGTTATCCTCTAAAGATGCCACAATGCTGCTTTTTCCGCTCTTTGGCTTGCCGTAGATTACCATCAATCTAGGATTGTAATCTGTTGCTTTCCTACGTTCTGTAGGCAACACAATGTTACTCATTTTAAAACTTCTACTCTATTTAATTGTTTGTGAATGCAAAAATACCCACTCCAAATGGAATAGGTATCTTAATAAAATTAACTCTATAAAAATTGAAGAGGATTACTTAGGAATCAGTCCCATATTTCTTTGAACTAAAGAATATGCTTTCTCAAGAGCTGCAAGATTATCATAGGGAGGTAAAGGAGCAAAATAGTTAGTTGCTCCGTCAAAGTACAGTGGAAGAACACCGTTACTTTCCCCCTCTCTATTAAGTACCACTTCTAAAAATCTAGCATATCCTCTAAGCTTTGTTATATCATACTTCAGATATTCTGGAATCTCAAAGGCAAAGGGATTTGTTATGCCAAGCATTAGTGAACAGTCTTTGCCCACATTTTTTGAATCTGCTATACCAGTAAGTGAGGGCCTTATTTTATTTGCTTTGAAAGCATCTAAACCTAATGTCTCAGCATTTTGTTGAGCAATCATTACAGGACTATAATTATAATGATTACGGAAAATCATAAAATATTCTGAGAGTTTGTCTATACATTCTTTAAGAGACATTCCTCTCTCCAGTTCTGTAAGTGATTGATGGTCCCATAATACTATAACATACTCATCTGGATCTTTAGGCTCATAATAATCAAATACTTCTTTCTCCTGCCTGATACCTGTTTCCTTATTTTCTATGGTTATTGTCTTTCTATGAATAGTTCCCGCCTCTTGAGCATATCTATTTATAGTTTTCCAACAAGCTGTAGGATTGCGTTCTGTTATAAAATGAACACGGTCTTCATAAAAATTTAGAATACTGCGGAATTCAAGAGTATTCAACATATCTAAAATTTCCTTTTCAATGGCCTGTCCTTGCATAACAGATTGGAGTTGCATAGGAGACACTCTAACCTTCCTATTAGAAAGAATATAGAGAAGATGACACATAAATCTCATTGTAATCTTCTCAGGTGTTTCTTCCAAAGGAAAATAAAATATCTGTACTCTTACCTGCTCTGGATGATTATAAGCATACAAGATTGGAGTATAAAGAAATAAATAACTTGCCAGTTGTGATTTTCCAGCTTTACTTCCTCCACTCACGCAGTAGTACTTACCCTGCTCTATTCCAGGGAAATCCTGTTGAAAAGTCTTAAATGGAGATGGAATACAGTTTATTTCTCCGCTAAGTATCCTCTGTCTTCTATATTCTAGATTA